TTCTGTAACGAAGCGTGTACGAAGTGCTGGAGTGTTTTGTTCAAAGATCAAGCGATTGCCGATTGCAACAATTTGACGCTTGATTTCGAGAACCATGCGTTTAACGTTGATTGATTCCAAAGCACTCTCAGCTTGTTGCAGAGTATTTTGTGAGAAGAACACGTAGTTGGCACCGGGGAACTTCACGATTGGGTTAATGTTGGCATCATAAAGTGTGTTACGATCTGTTTGGTTGATTCTAATAGATGTTAGAAGCACAAAGTTTAGAGAACCACGATCAAACCCTGCTGGAGCAAACCATGGGAACTTAACACGGTCGTTGTAGCTTAGTGCAGAAACCGCAGCGATAGAAGCTGGGAGTTGCACACGGCGAGTGTTTACTGTGTCGTCGATAACGATATTTGGGAAGTAAGCAGCTCCAGCATTGTTATCTAGTGAACGATTAATGAATGCGTTTGTTGTTTTACCGACAGAGATAAACTTGTTTGATTCACCATCAAAAATACGAACGCTATCTTTGTCATATGGTTGAATATCCAAAAGATAGAAACTCAAGCCGTATGCTAGGTTTTTCTCTAGAGCGTAGTTTGTTACTAGTGGATCACGTTGGCCGGGAGCCACAAGAATATTGTTGTTTGCAATGTTTGGGTTGGTTGCAATATCAAGAGCTGTACGATATGCAACAACGTTTTGATTTGCAGAACCTACACCTGTGTAGTTTGTTGCTGTTGGAGCGCCGGGAGAAACATAACTTGAATTTGCAAGACCATAAATACCACTTGTACCAGCTTCGGTAGAAGTTGATTGGTCAGCGAATCTAGCAGCTTGCTTGTCGAAGATGTTTACGCCGTCCCAGCCACCTTGCATGAATGTGGTAAACTTAGCATAGTTTGAGAAGTTGTTGAACTGTACTGCACTGCCACTGTTTAATAGCGATGCAAAAGTTAAACGGTTGCTAAAGTTTGTTGCAGCATATGTTGCTGGATCGATTGCAGCATTACGAAGATATGCAGCTGACTTCATTAGAGTTGGCACATCTGTTGAGGCAACTGTTGCCATTGAGGTTACATTCAAAGCAACTCTTGCAAGAGAGAACTTGTTATCGTTAAGAATGTCAGAAGCGGAACCTGTGGTTAGTACTTCTTGTTTTTCAATACCAGAAAATTTGGCAAAGTTTTCAACGATTGGATTAATCTCAGCATTAACGTTTGTATTTAGAACGTTATTGTTGTTGCGTTCGAACTTAACACCCCAATATAGGCGGCCATCAAGCACTGTTTGTGTGCCGGGAGCACCGAAGGTTGTACCAGTGTTTGCAAGTGGGTTGCGTGTAATGGTAAAACGAAATGGCACTGGAGGAACAATAGAGCCTGACAGAAGAGCGCCACCACCAACAGTACTGGAAGAAACACCTGTGATGCGTGATAGAGTTGGTGCTACTGTACCAACTTGGTCAGTTAAACCAACGTTGGTAAGAAGCATTTTGTGACCACGGAAACCGAATGGAAGAGCTAGTTCTGGCACTTCATCGCTTTCTAGTTGTGAGCTTGGAACAACACGAATAAATTTGCTGCGGTTACCATACTTGCCAAGAATAATAAGACCACGGTCATCTGAATCAATTTCATCAAAGTTAAACTTTGTGCGTTTATCACCTATTGCTCTAACCACATAGTTTGCACTGTTTGGATCAAGGGAAAGATTGTTAAACTGTTCTAGGATTTGTGGTTCTGCATCGGTATCGTTAAACGCTCTAATAGAGAGTGTAAATGAACCATACTTGACAGCTGGATTAGTCGAAGCTTGTAGGTTTGAAATGCTTACCTTGTATTTGGAGTTAGCATATTCACCATCGTCACGACTTTCTACGTAGAAAAGATCATATTCAATTCCACCAAAAGGTTGCGAGATAAAGAATGGTGTTTTCGGTGCGGTGTAGCGTGTGTTGAAATAACCAAATGCTTCACCAAAGGTGTGACTTAAACTGTTTGTGTTGCTTGAACCAGAAAGAATTGCAACTGTTACAACAGAGTTGCTTGACGATAGTGTTGCAACCTCTGAGTCAACAGAACAATCTAGATAAAGAAGATGCTTCTTTGATGCAAAATCTTCTGGGTTGGTATTAAGGATTTTGCCAACATATTGTGTTGAGGTTGGATCTAAAGAAGCAGAGAAAATCTTAAGACCAGCTACGCTGTCATCAGATGCAAAGCTAGAGCCTGCTGAACATGACAAAACAAGTTTGAATAGACCAGCCATTGGTCCTTCTGTACCTACTTGTGCAGCTTCGTTTGTACCACCACCAGCAGTAGCTAGTGTGTTGCTATAAACACCACCAGAGTCTACTGCGCCACTTAATACCAAGAAACGTGAGTCTGGGGTAGTAAACAACACCGCACGAACAAGATTTACTGTGTCGTTGTCTGGTGTAAAACCACTAACTGTATAGCTAGAGTTATTGGTGAAGTCTGGCATACCAAACACTTCATTTGGTTGTACAAAGTGTTTGCCGACAAGAAATTGTACACGGCCTTGAAGAGCCCCGGAAGCGAATGTTGTGCCATTGCCAACAACTCGCATACCAGCATTTGTTACAGTGCCTTCTGTTTCTGTTGTTGATATATCGACCGAGCTACTGTTAGCCCCGCCTCCAAGAACACGAATATAGTTAACTGAAGCAAGTTCGCTTCCTTTTGCATCCAAAAATGCTTTTACCCCATACATTCCAGCAAATTTTGGATTTACGTTACCAAACTTGTTTGCAAAGTCAGTGTAACTTCCAAGAGTTACAGGTACGAAGGCTGGACCTTTTTCTGCGCCACCAATAACGGTTGTAGGAGTACCACCTACAGGAATAGTGCGTTCGGTTAAATCAAACTCACGGTCAAAGTAGTTCGGTGCTTTTAATACTATTTCTGGCATAATGTTTCCTCACTTTACGGTTGTGAAAGTTCTACGGCATAAATAGATACAGAAAACCTGTTTGCCTATGTTCATTTATTGTCAACAAAGAAATCAAACAAAGCTTGTTGATCAGAAGCGGTATATATAGTCTCACCTTGCTTTTGATTGTTAGCCATCTGCTTTACATACTTTGTTTGCTTGATGTTTTGATTGTTTGGATCACGATAAGTTCGCTCAAAAACAAGTTTTTCTTGATCGGTTGGCTTTTGTTTGGTTGCTGGATCTTGCTCAATATCAGTTAGAATAAAAGGATTTTCTTTTGTAAAATCGTTTTTGGTTTCGTTGTATCTATCGATATCAGGTTGTTGCAGCACGTTTCCTTCAGCAACATATGTTTCAAATGATATGTTGACGTTTGAAAGATAACGCTTAAATGGAACTCTTTGGCCGGGAGCGTTTGGTGCCAGCAAATAACCTCTTACACTTATGTTGCAACTGTACTTAATCAAACGTTCTTGATCGGTAATATCATCAAAGTTATCTTGAGCTGTTAATCCACTGTCAACAGTTGCAGAAAACCAATAACCTTTTTCAGACTTTAAGTAAAAACCTTTGCCGGGAACAATCTGGCTAGCCAACATCGTTTCCAAAATATAGTTCATGTGTTGTGTATAGTTGGTCCAAAACACAACTTCATACGTCACCGTAAAAAACTGAGGAAAAGGTATTGCAATAATCTCGTATATGTGATCGGCTCTTAAGCGTTTTGTTCTATCATCTAACAGCATTCCTTCACGTACAGATGGATCGTTTTCGTTTTCACCTTTATTTCCTCTCAAGGTGTCTGGAGGATTTGGTACATTCTTTAAAAGCAATCGATTAATCAATGACTGATAATCTTTATCAGATTCATCCAATCTACGTTTGATTGTTAGCTCACCAACAAAAGTGTCACCAGAAGCCTGTTCAATCGTCGTTCTACGGATTGATATAGCTGGGAGCAGCAGAACTCCGTTCCTGTCTCTAAAAGGCTTTAAACGCTTTGCAAGAGCGAATCTTTCACCTGTTGCTAAGATCACAAAAGGTTTCTTGAGATTGATTTCTTTTTCGTAGCTTGTGTTGATTTGATATGTTCGAAATGGAATATCTTTATCAAACAATGAATGCATTGCTGCATCTACATCTTCTATACCACAAGAAGGTATATAAAACGTAGAAGGATCATTGTTTTGAAGATCGTAGCCAGTATCTAGCTGTTCTTTGCCTTCTAAATAAGGAACATTAAAACGTGTTGTCATGCTGTATAACTAGACAACATCATTCATCATATATTCCTTTTTTAGCAGGCAATGGATCGTTGTTAAAGCTTGGTGTTTTACCTTCAATAAAATCACCTTCTTCTCCTACGTTTGGTTCAACTTTGCGTTGACCGGTACCAAGAGCAATAGGAGCCATGTCGTGTCCAAGACGCTCTCTCATCTCACGAACATCTCCTGTTTGCTTGCCATCATCTGTTAATGGTAAACCACGTTGTTGTTCAAAAACAGTTTGAATGTCTTCTGGAGCAAGTCTTGGATTTGGAAGGTTTGGTACGTCGATTTGATTAAGTCTTGCGCTGCGTGCTGTAATCTTCCATGCAGTGTTATATTCAGCCAAACCAAAGATATTCTTGCCAGCATTCACAACAGTAAGAACCTCGTACAAGATATCATCATAAGAAAAGAAATCGCCTTCGCTTAACACAATACCTTTGTCTTGTAAATCTTTGTATTGAACCAACACTTCGATCTTGGCTTCAATGTCTGGTCCAAAGTTTGTTGTTTTGCTTGAGTATTCTGGGATTCCTACAAGAGCAGGAATCGATATAGGATTCTCAAAAATCTTTTGCACAGACTCGTTGTATATCTTGTGAACAGAACTTTTAATGGAAGACACAGGAAAATAGTTTATTGTTTGACCTGCAACATCCTTTATAAACTCCTTCGTTAAGTCGTTTATGAACTGTACTTCTCTTAAACCGATAAAAAGCCTAGAAATATAGCTACCCGCCTTTTCTTTGTTTATTTAATCTCCAAACAAGATGCCATAAAGAAACACATGGTTTTCTTCTAGTGGTCTAGGAACATCGGGACGAGCAGTAACAGAAGCTAAAGTTGCTGATGGTTTTTGTGGAAATTTACCATCGTAAGCTATTCTGCCAGCGTTACTTAGAATGTTGATTGCTTCTTTTGAGTCTGCAATGTATGTGTAGTTAACTTTGCTAGCTTTTTCTAGTTTATACTTGTCAGCTCTTTCCTTTGCCGCAACAGGATCTTTGTCGTATTCTTCATCATCTTGTTCGTTTGCATCAGGCTTCTTGCCTCTAAGAAGAGGATTCCATTTATGAGATTCTCTTGAATATTCTTTTCTTTCAAGATTTTTGTCATCTTCTTTTTCATTGTAAACACCAGAAGAAGCCAAGTTGCAATCATCACTTCTTGTAGGTGTTTTTGGATCGTATACATCGTCAAGCTGCTTGGTTTTGTTAATCTCGGGATCATTCCAAA